TCATTATAACCCATATATTTTAAATATTTTCTTGTTTCTTCTGCAACTCCTATTGCTGAGCAAGTTTTGCCTGTTCCAAGTCCATGATAAAGTAATAGTCCATTATAAGGTGTGTTTATTGACAAAAAATTCTTAATAAATTTTTGGTGCGGTGCTAGTTCAAAATCTTTATCACATATTTCATTACTTAATTTTTCAAAATCAGAATCTAAATTTACTCTTAGTTTATTTTCAGCAAACTCTTGTTTGTTTGCTATTTTAATATTAAAAAATTCATCATCCAAATGAGGATACAAATATTTATAATTTTTATCAAATGACTCATTTAATTCTTTCATATTTAATAATTCAAGTGCATTCAAAAAGTGTTTTGTGTCAGTTTTTGTTTTAACATTTTTTTCTAGAGCTTCTAATTCACTTTTATCTAGCGTTACTTTGTTTATATTTTCCTTGAACATTTGTGATAACTTTAAGTTATTAGTATTGTCAACTGGTGGCCTAGTATAACTAGATGATTCATCTTCTTCATCTTCATCATCACTAGCTTCATCTTCATCTTCTTCGCCATTAGCTTCTTCTTCTACAGAACTAGTTTCTTCGCCATTAGCGTCTTCTTCCTCACTAGCTTCATCTTCGTCTTCTTCCTCACTAGCTTCATCTTCTTCCTCTTCATCTTCTTCGCCATTAGCTTCTTCATTACCTGATGCTTCACCAAGCGTTTCTAAGTCATCTGGCTCTTCTATACTTAGTTGTTGCGACGGTTCCGTCATTATATATATAATCTATATGTTTTTAATAATTTATTTAAATCATTTATTATATTTGTTTTTTCATAGTTATAATCTCTAATATAACTATGTACGTCATCAATAGGAACCCACTTTATTTCGCTAATTTCGTAAATTTGAAAGTTAGCTAATGGAATAGTATTATTACTAATAATACCAATAAAATATTTGTGTTTATAGGATTTATAATTTGATCCTGTAAAAATTTCTTCAAATGGAACAATATTATTAAAAATTTCAATATCACTTTTTTTATATCCTGTTTCTTCTTCAAATTCTCGTAGTCCACACACAATATCTTTTTCGTGATAATTGCGGCGGCCTTTTGGAAATCCCCATTCAGGTTCGCTATACTTTTTATCACATAAATCTACCAAATCTTTTAAATTGTAACTTTCTAAAATATTTGTAAAGCCAAATTTTAATTTGTTGAATTTTATTTTTGACAACTTTTCTTCATTTCTGTATAAATTATTTGTATTATAATTCCATAAATAACTCCATATTGTGTCAAAATCATTGTCTAGCAAATAACTTCTCTCATTTATGCTCATATTATTTAATAAATTTAAAATATAATTTTTGTCTTCCATAATATATTTACCTCTCATAAAATCTATAAAGGCCAAGCTGTCTTTTCGCTTTATTATTAATAGTTCAATAACATTTTCAATAACTTGTAAATCAAGATTCAACTTTTTAACTATTCGTAATGGAATAATTCCAATACTTGTTATAGGAACACGACAATTATGAAATAAATGTCCTAATTTGCCACAGTTGTTGCAAAATACTTGCTTCTTAATACTCATAATTAGCGTAAATAGTAAGTTAATCTATTAACGTGTTATTGTTTTATATTTATTTAAAATACACATTTAATAGGTTTTATGGTAAAAACACGCAATAGTTTTATTAATGTTATTTATAAGTTATGTCAAATAATAATATGTCAAATAATAATGTATTAAATCCAATAATATGGGGACCACATTATTGGTTTGTTTTATATACAATTGCCTTAAGTTATCCTAACAATAGCAATGATTCAACAAAAAAGAAATATTATGACTTTATCACAAATTTACCATTATTTTTACCAATTAGTGACATCGGTAATGTATTTAGTAAATTTTTAGATGCTTATCCTGTTACACCATATTTAGACTCTCGTGAGTCATTTGTAAAATGGGTGCATTTTATACATAATAAAATAAATATTTATTTAGGGAAACCAGAAATAACTTATTATGACGCAATGAATAAATATTATGAAAACTATAAAATTAAGGAGCTAAAAAAATATGAAGAAAGCAGAAATAAGCAAAAATACATTTTTGGGAGCTTAGTCGTGGTGTTAGTATTAGTAATAATTGGACTCACTATTAACTTTAAATAATAGTTTTTTCATAATAAATTTTTCATCATAAATTTTTAAAGTATAATTATAATAATATATTTATTATATTTACTATAATTAATATATTATTATAATTATTAATAATAAATATGAAATTTGAATTGCTCATATTAACTATAACAGGTTTTGTATTGCTTAATACATACTTTGAAGGTAAATTACTAGCTAAACTTAAAAATTATGAAAAATATTATAAAATGGGACTAATCGCTTTTGTTGGACTATGTATATATTTATTTATAAAGAAAAATCCCGCAAACTATAAAGATTTTGTAGTTAATACAAATGGTTACATTAAATATTTACCAATAGATAGAAACACAGCTAGTATTATAACTCCAATTATTGATTTTACATCTAAATCAATAAGTAATGAATTAAATAACAATTATAATTTTAGTGCTGGAACAAACTATAGAGAGTCTCAACATTTACAAAAGTCAATAAATGCGAATTATAATAATATGACAAAGCAGCAACAAAAAATATTACAATCTGGAAATACTTCAACAAAAAGAAGTGTAAGTGAAACCAAAAAGAAGTTTGTAGCGGCTTCACAAAATTGGCATTGTAAAAGTTGCCAAAAACAGTTGCCGGCATGGTTTGAAGTAGACCATGTTATGAAACTAGAATATGGAGGATCTAATGCTATTGACAATTTAGTAGCTTTGTGTAGAGATTGTCATGGAAAAAAAACAGCATATGAAAATTTGTAACAGTTGGTATACAAACTTTATGTAACAAATTTATAACAGTGAATAATATAAATTTATTAATTTATATTATTAATATTATCTAATAATGACACAATTATTAAAAACTGGTTTTAATAAAATTAGTGAATATTCAGATAAAACAGTAAATTTCTTAAAAAATAGTATAAGTATTTCAACAGATGTGTTAATTAATGGAATAAAATTCAAAAAAACAGACTCTTCCGACTATGAATATTTTTACTATAGATACATTAACGGGTTAGTCATTTTACTAGTATTTGGTCTAGTATATTATTTAAATAGTTATTACAATACATTTGGAATAAAAAATACACCTTATGAAATATTAGGAGCAATAGTATTGTTAGGCGTTGGAGTCCTTTATTTTATGTTTCTAGTATTTAGAAATAATAATAATAATAAGATTAATCCAAATGAGAGACTTGCAATAGTTAGGGATAACGGTGATAAGGAGTTAACTTCATCAGGTTACGATGCTATTAGTTATAATATAGATACTATAAAAATTCAAACCACATATTTAAAACCATTAAGAATTTTATTCTTGTATATTGGGCTATTATTATTTATACTAATAAGTATTATATACATAATCAACTATGTGCTATATTCACAAAAAAATACTAATTCGTTTAGTATTACACAATCAATAATAAGCCTAACAATTGTAATTGTTGTATTAGCAATTTTTGCCGCACTATTTTCAATAAAAACACACGGTTCAGATGACTCTTGTGAATACAGTGATACAAGTAAGTCTCTCTTTATTTATGATTACATTTGTATTATCAAAAAAACTATATTCTTTATACCTTGTTTGTTATTAATTGTTATTGATGAAATCAATAAAGATATTAAACTAACACCCAGTCCCGTATATTTATTACTTTTTATACTATTACTACTAATAACACTGCTATTTGTATTGCCATTCTTATTTAAATATTTTAGAACACTTAACAAAAGCAGCCTATTAAAAGGAACAGACCCTTATTATTTAAATGAAAAAAAGGTTATTGGTATATATCAAAATCTTAACAAAAATGTTAATTCTACTATTGATATTCCAATACCTAAAACTGATAGCACAAGCAATCCTATTATAACAAATCCTATAGATGCGTTATTAACTAGATTAAATTTAAATAAGCAAGAAAATACATTATTTAAAGCACTTGATAGTTTAACAGAAATAGCTCCAGAATCTAAAGATATAACTAACCAAACAAAAGACAATATAAGCGACACAAAAGGTTATAATTTTAAATTATTGAAAAATGATTATAATGGAATATATAATATAAAAACAAGTTTTTATGATCCACCCAAAGCTATAAACAAATTTCCATACAATTATACATATAGTATAAGTTTTTATGTTTATATAAATCCACAACCTACAAATACATCAATAGCTTATAATAAAGATACTGAAATATTTAATTATGCTTATAAACCAGTAATATATTATAATGGAAAATCACAATCCATCATTGTTAGATCTAGAACACTTAATAATAAAGGAGACCAGTTAGATACTATATATGAAGGAAAACATATAAAACATCAAAAATGGTTGTTTTTTGTTATTAATTATTCCAATAATAATATAGATGTTTTTATAGATGGTAAATTAGTCGGTACAAAAAAAAATATAACCCCATATTTTAAAGGCGATAAAGTAACAATAGGAGAAAATGAAGGAATACATGGAAGTATTAAAGAAATAAACTATTATAGTGAAATAACAAGTCCACTAACAATTGAGTTATTATATAATTTAACAAATAACAAATAAGATTTTACATTTAAGATTTTACATTTAAGATTTTACATTTAAGATTTTACATTTAAGATTTTACATTTAAGATTTTACATTTAAGATTTTATATTTAAGATTTATAATATTTTAATATTTTAATATTATAATATGGGCATATTTAATATTATTATTGTAATAATCTTGATTATTGTGGTAATATGGGGCCTTCGCAATCTATTTTTCAAAACAAATATAATTTATGATGTTATGTGTGATGCTGCCGCACCAGTAGAACTACAAAGTACAGTAGGTTCATTGTTTGTATCAAATACTAATGTAATAATGGCAAAAGATATTCCAGAAAATAGCTCATCAAATTTTACATTAAGTGTATGGTTTTACATAGATAATTGGGGCAATAATATATCAAACGAAAAAAATGTCTTATATATGGCTGTTGATTCAAAAGCACCAACATTACCAGAACTAGCTTCAATGTTAAGTGGACTAAGCACTAAAGTTGAAAAAGATATTAGTTTAAACCAAATTAAACCTAAAAATATAAATATTGCTTTAGATAAATATGAAAACAATTTATTAATTGATATTGAAACATATTTAGATAATAATTCATTGGGTAGAGCAAGAAGTGCTTTAGTTAATAGAAGAAATTACACAAGATATAAAATACCAAATATATCAGTTCAAAAATGGAATAATTTAACATTAAGTGTTGACACAAGAACATTAGATGTATATTTAGATGGAAAGTTACGAAATTCATTTATAATGCATGGATTATATAATAATTTTTATAGCACAAGTGAGAAAAAAAATATATATATAGGAAATATGGCTCAAGGCACAGGCGCAGCAAATAATGAAGGTCTTAACAGTGGCTTCGAAGGCTTTATTACGCGAATTCGATATGAAAATGATTCTATAAATCCACAAGAAGCATACAATATTTATAAAGAAGGCATTGATAAATCATTAGCAAAATCATTATTTAATAAATATAGATTAAAAGTAAGCTTTTTAGAGTATAATACAGAAAAAGGCAGTTTTGAAATATAATTTATATAATTTATATAATATTATATATTAATATTATGAATCCTCCAGAAAGTATATTTACTAATATTTCAAAAAATATTAATGCAGCTATTCCATATACTGCCGAATCAAGATTAAAATCGGCAAATGATTTTTTATCATCAAATACAATGATAGCAAAAATTACATTTTTATTAGCAATAATAATTATTTTTTCTTTATTATTTTATGTTGGAAGTAAATTATTATATTACTTTTTTTCACCATCGGAAACACCATTTTTAATATATGGATTAAAAGATGGAACAGAAGGAGTAACTATTACACAGTCTTTAGGCGAAAAAGCATCAATTCCTATTTTGCGCAGTATTAACGAATATGAAGGAATAGAATTTTCTTACGCATTTTGGATACATGTTAATGATACAGATTATAAAGAAACAATTGACTTTAAACACGTTTTCAATAAAGGATCTTCACCAAATTCACAAGGGGAAGGAGGAACAGGAATATTTGGTCCAAACAATTGTCCGGGCGTATATTTATATAATGGTAAAAAAAATATTAGCGATAATTTGTTAGATAAGTTCCCCCTTTTAGGAATGTTAGTTAGAGTAAATGTTTTTCATAATAATGAAAATAATAATAATACATATTATGATGACATATATGTAGATGGTATTCCTATAAAAAAATGGGTATGTGTAGTAATTAGAACTACAGCGCAAAATGTAGTTGATATTTACATAAATGGTAATTTAACAAAACGTCATAAATTATCAAATATTATTAAACAAAACTATGATAATTTATATGTTAATTATAATGGAGGATTTGATGGTGCTA